GTAAAAGTCTTTAGCCTGGGTAAAGGCTGCCGCATTTACTTGCACTTTCTCAAGCTCAAGGATTCTCTCTTTCAATCCGGCTTCTGTGTCAGCAGTCTTACGGCTGCCTCTGTAGGTTAAAACTCCTACCCATACAACGCCAATAAGAGAAAGCAGAGGAGCAACGATAACAGTTAGAATCTCGATCATTCATCCACCTCTGTCTCATCCTTCAGATACTTAGGCTCCACCCAATCACTGATGATATACACGAAAGCTGTAATCAGCAGGTATAGCGCTGCTGATACATAACCTCTGACATGTGAGCCTAGTAAGGTCTGTACAAGGATTCCTGACGACCAAGCAAAACTCAGCACCATAGCAGCAGTAAATGCGATAGATTCAAGTCTCTTATAAAATACACACACCAGCAGTAGGATTGCCGCAACAATCCATAGCCAACCCCATGTCTGCAAACCTAGGAATCTTGTAAGAAACTCTAGATTTTGCGCTCCTGCTTGTGTAGGAGAGTCCAGAACATAAGAAAAGCCAACGGTGAGGAATACGGCAGCAAAGATAGCTGCTGATGCTCCGCGTCTGCCAATATGCCTAGCGATTCGGTGTAAAGTGTTAAGCATATTATCAGCCTTTCTATTAGAAACTTTACAATTAAACTATCGGTCCTTACGTGGTGCCTTAATGTATTGGGTTACCAGGTGAAACATCCTGCAATCGCCACACTTGTAGTGAGATGTCCTAACCTTGGAGCCTGCTTTTCTCTTAGCTGACCTGTTGTGCTTTTGGTGGTTAAGGTAGCCCTCCATCGGGGTCACATAACAGATCTTGCCTGATGAAGGGCATACCTCGAAATCCATTACTCTACAATCTCCTCTTCTTCTGGAGTCAAGTCAAAGGAAGTGCTGTCTGAAGCATCTCCGTAAAATGTTACAGAGATTGAATTCTCGTAAAGATATACGTCGTCACGAGTTGAATACTCAGCTAGCTTTGCAGCCATAACTTTTAGTCCCTCAACTGCCGCTTCTAGGTATTGTTCTTTAGTCAAATCTTCGCCAGTGCCACTACCAAACCAACCTCCTGCCTGCTCTCCAGAGACTTCAAAAGTCATAGCTGAGGATTCGTAGTAAGGCGGAGCATCCATAGCCATTCTAGGAGTCACTGCTAGAACGATCTTCTTGATAGGAAACTCTGTAGGAAATTCCATTTCTCTCTCCTTAATTGATTCTATTGACAATTACGGCTGATCCGTAACGAACCGCAGTATCGCTAGCTGTACTAACTTGCTGTGCCCACTGAAACGTAACTCTGCCTCCGGTAGGCACGTTAATAGCTGCCCATTCCCTTACGAAGAAGTAGCTAGAGGCGTTTCTAGCTCCATAACTTACCGAAGTGTCGTACGCATGACCTCCCCAACGCGCAGTAGCATTATCTCCGGCATCAGCAGTTGCTGAACCAGGACCATTAACCTGTCTAGTACCTAATGCATCTGCTGGCACATTCCAAGCTGTCTTAACGTCTGCTGCCGTAGCTGAGCTGAAGATTACATGAAACTCAACAAAATGCTTACCTGGCAGCAAGTCGACATAAAGATCAGGATCGTTAGCAAAAGTAGTAGTGCTAATCCTAGTAGTAGTGTTTACCTTCATAATCCTAATCTCGCTAGCTGAGGTGAAATTATCAGTAATAGCCCACGTATTTCCGTAGCGAGTAATTCCTACCCTGTCATTAGCGTAAACTTTGGTACCTGTCTGAATGTTTCGGATAGTGTCTTCACCATCAAATAGAACAGGAACGGTTCCCCCTGTAAACCTCTCAGAGCTGAAAGCTGCGTCTACAGTTCCGATACGCCTATCAGCATTCTGATTAGGACGTACCTTGGTGTCTGTACTCTGAATCTTAGCCATATAGGCTTTCAATTGCTCAATATACTGCTGAGCTGTCATAGGCTTTGGCATTAGATCGTCACCGTCTTTCTAGCTGAATGTGTCATATAGGTTCCTGCCTTCAACGTAATAGACCAATTGGTCTCGCTGTAGTTATCAGAAATGCCTAGATCTGTATGGGTAATGTTGATAATAGAATTCTCACCGTGAACAGGCACGATAGCGGTATTGAATTCAACCGTCTCAAAGATCTGAGAGGCATCAGCAAGAATGCTGTACGCCTTATTAGCTGCCTGAGCCTGAGTAGTCACATCCTGAGCATCTGTAACAGACTGGACTTTCTCACCTACGTTTACTGTAGAAGTAATCGAGTCAGGATTATCATTCCTAGCAATACCGATAAGAGCAGGTCTGTCAGGCTGAGACACTACGACCTGAACAATATTAGGAATGTTGGAGATATCTTGAGAAACAGAGGCACCTTCTCCGATAATAGACTCATCATCAGTGATGTAGCTGACATCAGCTAGTCTGTCAGAAGGTGCAACATAAGGCTTAGCCCTAGCTACTCCATTCTCATCAAAATACAAAGAGCCGTAATTCACCATATCGAGCATGGCGTTAATAGTGTCCAAGTATTCAGATCCTGGATCGAAAGAACGCTCAGCCTTTACTAGATCAGCAGTATCTTCAGAGACATCAGCGTTACTGTTCGGAGTGATGTCGTGAGGAACTGCCGCAATAGTAAGAAGACTCTGCACAATAGCGATAGGGTCTGAATCTACGGCAACTGTGTAAACAGATAGATGCTTCATGTTCTTCAAGACCTGAGTCAAGTCGAATCCTTGGACTTCTCTGGTAACGACACCTTCATTAGCTGTCCTAGAACCTGAAGTCAGCACGAAGACGCCTAGTGAATAGGCGTATTTGATATCCAGATAAGGATCATAGATGTCACAGTAGATCTTTACTCGATCTGATAGGAAGTCGATGATGTTGAAATTCCCTACCTCAGTAATGTTGAAAGAGCATGTTCTCTTAATGTCTGCGAGATAGGCATAGGTAACCTTGCCTCCTTCCGCTACACAGTCGAGAAAGCCCTTAGAAAGTCCTGTCTTACTCAAGACCTCATAGCGAAATGAGGTCTGTACGCTGCTGTCTTTGAGCAACGCATCAAGCTCAGGAGTCATTAATGAGCTATTAAACTGCACTGTTGTCACTTATACTCACCTCAATTAATTAATTCGTCTACGGGGCTCTCAGGTGCCTTTACGGGGCTGTTCTGAATGACAGTCTCAACCTTGCCAGCAGGATCATCTTTCGTAGCAGTTCTAATGCTGCCTCCTGTGTAATCCTCAGGCTCAATCGAAACTACTCCAGCAACTCTGACTGCATCAGGATCAGCTCTACGCTTAGCCTTCCTAGCCTCTCTGTCCAATCTTTGCTGAGCAGCATCATCAACTACAGGTGCCTGCTCAACTACCTTCTTCTTAGCCATGTCTCATCTCCTTAGAGTTTTACCCACAGTAGAAAGACCCTCTGTAGGAGTGGAAAGTTGGAGGACAGTCTCTACATCTTCTCTCTAGAGTTTTACCCACAGTAGAAAGTTCCTCTGTATGAACCAAAACAGGGGAGAGAGAAGAACTGATCCTCCCTCTCCTACTATCGTCTTAAGGCTGTACTCCAAGCACCTTCAAAGAAAGTGAAGCAGTGTTACCCCATCGAGAGTCAGTAAGCTTAACCTCAAGCAAACCTTGAACTCTCCTACCTCTTCCATCTCTGAAGATGATCATAGCCCTGGTATTATTCAAGGACTTCAAAGCCAGCATATCTGCTTTATCAGGAAGACTGATATTAGCGTTGATAACCCTCTCACTACCCTCACTGAAATGAGCCTGTCCATATTCTCTTCCAGCAAACTGAAGAACAGTAACGTTCTTGTTGAAGGAATCATCTCTTCCTCCACCATCGAAGAAGAAATTGTGAATAGATGAGGCAGGATCAGTAACCGCATGTAGCCAGATATTGCGTAGCTTGATTTCCTGCTCTGCCGTAGAAGCTGAGTAAGGACTCTGCAACAGGTTCAGTTCCTCTACCTTCCAGTTAAATGCTCGGTAGATTCTCGGAGTCTCAGAAGCAATCTCATAATCATAGTAATCTTGAGAAACTACAGTAGGATCAGCTACTTCAGCTACAGAAATAGTCTTCCAAGTATCTCCATCATCCTCGCTCTGCTGCAATTCGATGTAAGGTCCATCTACAGTCTTGTAACCTTCCAAGAATCCAAGGTTGGTGTCTGACTGGTACAGGCTGATTGCATCGAAGTAGTAAGCCTCATTATCTGTCATCTGATCAACTTCAAGACGGATAGTCGCATACTTGATAGCAGCATTATCAGGAATGTTAGAGACGGCTGTCATTCTCTTCCATTCTCCAGGAGCTACCGTAGTCTGTGCTGAATAGTAGGATGCGATAATAGACTTGTTGTTGTCATATACGTCTGTAACGAAGGATGCAGTCCTGTTAGCTGAGTTGATGGTTCCCCAATCAGCACCTAGGACAGCAGCAGATACTACGTAAAGCTTTGTGGAATCATATTCGTAGTATTCGTATTGACCTAGAGTTGCGCGAACTGTAGTCCTTGTAGGCTGCAATACGATTGTCCATGTTACTGCTGTGGGAAGTGCTACAGAAGAGGTCTGAGTAATACCGGAAACTGTAGCGGCAGTAGTGGACTCTGTTACGTACTTAGCTGAATAGACTCCGAAAGCAATTTCGTTGGCTGTGTTAGCAGTAGTGGACAATTGAGCATCGTAATTAGGTGATGTCAGGTTAGATGTCCAGGTAGTAGCAGACACGGAAGCTGCCCTTACGCCAGCAACCCACTCAACTACATATCCGTTGTGCGGAGTAGTTGAGGAAGGCATAGCAAAAGCTGAAGTAGAGGTAGTCACGGCAGCCTTAGCGCTAGCGAAGATAGCATTCACTCCTCGGTAAGAAGTGATCAATCCAGCGTGCTTTCCTGAAGCGCTCATGGTAAATGTATAAGTAGAGGCTTCATATGCTCCAGCAGTCTTGGTGTAAACCCAAGTCCTTACCGTAGTAGAGGCATCCTGAGTTCCATGAAGAGTCCAGCCAGCAGGAGGAGTTACAGTAACCGAAGTGGAGTTGGTCTCCAATAGAGCTACCATGAAGTCTCCTTCAAGGACATCTCCCTTATTGATTACCAAAGCTGTTCCGGTAGCTAATACAGCAGTCTCATTATCTCTACGAGCAATAATAGGATTTACTGTAGAAATCTTCATGGCGAAATCACCCTGGTACTGGTAGTACGCATCCAAGGATTCTGTAGCCATATCTACCACGCTAACGCTGGAAGTGACTTCATTAGGAGTCCAGTGAGAGACACCATCAAGAGTAGAATCACCGTAGCTGAGCATGTTAATGGTCTCTGATGCGAATCCTCCTCTACTCCATGCAGGAATAGGTGCACCGATAGCGTTAACCGGAGCGAAGATAGGAGAATCCAGGTAATGCCAATGACCAGAGCCGCCAGAATACAAAGCCATGAAAGGCTTAGCATACACAGCACCAGCAGGAGCGGTAGCGGTATGGAATGCAGTCTTCCACTGTCCAGCAATTTCTAGGAAGTCAATACTGTACTCATCAGAAATAGTTCCTCCAGCCGCATTGATCCAGCGAATACAGGCTTTTACATTGATAGGAGTATCTGAGCCATAAGGGCGAGACTTGTAGCTGAACCCGTAAACCTGTCCAGCAGTTACAGGAACAGCAGGAATACAGCGAACAGAGGCGTTCACTCCAGCAGTCTGAGCGATAAGGCTTCTATCTCCAGTCTCGAACACAGCTCCTGTGTAAAGGCTTACACTTCCTACAGCTTCCCATCCTGCAACCTCAGCTTCAGCAACACCTTGAGGAAGAAGGTTGAGATTGTGCTCTACGGTAAGCTTTACTCTAGCCTGAGATTCCTGCTCAGTAGCGGTAACGGTAGGAGTAGCAGGTGCACTGATTGCAATGGTGAAATCAATCTCATCCCAATCAGATACAGGCGCATCTCCAGTCCATTTCCATGCCTGATGTGCACGAACTCTTGCCTTGTAAGTTCCGTTAGGCAAGGAGATAGGAACAGAGTAGAATCCATCTGTCTCGGCATACTTGGTAACTGAGTGCAGAACAGTTCCTGAGTTGTTCAGAATCTGCACATCAATAGCAGCCTGAGTTTCCAAGTCATCGGTAAATGACCAGGTAAGTACAGGACTGGTAGTGTTGGTAACAGTTCCCAATTCTGTCAGAGTAACCGTAGGCTTTTCGTCGTAGTAGACCTCAATCCACAGCTTAGAAACCTGGATGGTGTTGATACCTTCTACGTTGTAAACCTCGATAGCTAGATTGTTGATAGCTGTCTGATCAATTACTCCGCCATTAACCAACTGCCCGTTAGTCCTGGTGTATGAGTCGGCAGTGTTTGCAATCTCCTTAAAAGTCGTAGAGGCGAATAGCTGAGGACCATTGCTAGTCCAGTTGTTGCCCTCAATATTTCCACCAGCATAGTTCTGGATAAGCAGACGGAAGTATTGTTCCTGACTCGCGTTAGAAGTCTTGGCACGGCAAACAGCACGCATGTAGCGTGTCTTAGCTCCTCCTGGAAGCTGCTGAGGCGTTGTGTAGTATTTAATAGACTGCCCATATGGACCGCTGTAGCCAGACTCAACAGCATTAACCTTGATGTAGGTTGAATCTGTTGAGTCGGATACGGCAGTTACCACATTTGAGGTTCCTACCGCATCCCAGCTACCGCGACCAGAATTGACAAGCCCTCTTACGTTAAGGGTAAGCATTCCAGCCATGTCAGTTATATCTCCTTAGTTAGATGCGAATACTTGAGGCAGTCCAGTAAAGAATTCCTTGATAGCCTCAATATCCTTATCGTCACGGACACTAATTTGAATTGCTCCAGTAGCGAAGTGATTCGTAGGTCCAGCAATATTCTTAAGCTTATCCTCAGTCAAAGCGTACTCAGCCTGAGAAGTAGCATTTGTTACCAGAGTTGTACTCTTTGGAGGCAATACTCCACCGTTGTCCATAGCCCAGTGAACGTGAGCATTTCCACCAGCAAAGTTATGCTGATTCCAGACAGCTCCTGTATAGGTGTGCTTCTTTCCATTGTGCAGGTTGAGATCCTGGAACGGAGTAATAAGCTCTCTTGTCAGGCTCTTGTAATTCTGGTTGATGAACTGAGCAACATCTCTACGAGGAGCAACGTCAACAGCTCTACCAGAAGCGTGATAAGAAGTATTTCCGCTCAGAGTCTTAGATCCAGGTCGGAATCCAGAGATAAGTCTCAAGTCTGGGAAACGAGAATTCAATACTTGCATCATCTTCTTGTAACCCATACCTGTAGTACCTACAGGTGCAGCGTGCTTCTTATCGTCAGTCTTAAACCAACTAAGAACGCTGTTGACCAGAGAGCTAGCACCTCGCTTAGCTAGACCGCTGAATCCCTTAGAATCCATTCCGTTGATTGAGGGGACTACGAACTCATCTGCCAACTTCTTGGCACCAGGGTAGATAGCACCTCTCAGAATTCCTGAGATGGCATCTTTTCCAGCCTTGAGCTTTCCTCCTACCCAATCTTTAATTCCGCCAACAATTCCACCATCGTTGTAATACTGAAGCTCTCTACGGAACTGCTTAAAGCCCTGAGGACCGCCAAGAAGAGCAATTTCCTTCTTAGTGAGAACACCTTCTCCGGGAGTAAGCATGGCAGGAACGGTGTCTCTGTTGCCAGAGCCAGGAACGTAACCACCCTTAGCGAACTTCTTGATGTCAGGAAGTGTCTTGTCCAGACCTACGGTATTAGCTACCTTATTCCAGATCATTGCAAGGTTCTTATAGACAGGATCGATGATGAAGTTAACAGGCTTCTTAGCCAATTCCTGTACTTCACCCCAAGCCTTACCAATTCCATCACGAGCTAGCTTGAATGCATTCGTAGCACCATTCTTGAAATCAGTAATCTTATTCTTGATAGCGTTAAGTTTCTCGTTTGCCTTATTGGAAACGTTATCCCAGAATCCATTCCAGGTGTTCTTTACGCTAGTTCCCCAAGAGGATAGTGTGTTTCTGATTCCATTGAAAATAGAACTCCACTTCTCAGAAATCCAGCTACCGAAACCTGTAACAGTGCCCTTAATCTTATCCCAGATAGCTAGAGCAATATTCTTGATAGCTTCACCGGCGTTAGAAAGAATTCCCTTAATACCGTTCCACAGAGAATCCCAGATTTTCTTGATGCCTTCTCCAGCTCTCTGCCAATCTCCAGTGAATACGCCAGCAAAGAATTCGATAAGACCTGCAAGAATACCAATAACAGCCTTAATGGCAGCACCTAAAGCCCTGAAGATAGGACCGACTCCAGCCCACAGAATTTCTGTAGCTCCGGTTACGAAACCAAAGAATGTAGCGAAGCTATCCTTATTCTCCATAATAGCGCCGGTAATCATTTTGAAAGCATCAGAAATGCCAGCACCAGCAGCCTTGACGTTCTCTACCAATCCAGAAAGATTAGCGAACGGACCTGCATCACCTTCTCCTCCCCAAAGAGCTTTCAAGTTATCCATAAGAGGACCAACCTGAGTAGTCAATGAGTTGAAGGAGTCGAGAAGAGATCCACCAACGTCAGTAGCAAAGCCCTCTAGCTTACGCTTGAAGACCTCAAACTTAGCGGCTGTAGTGCTGTTCAGCTTATCTGCTGCTGCACCTGTAGCGTCTCCTACCTTAGTAGTTCCAGCAGCTACGACATCAAGAGTGTTGAATACCTTAGGACCGATATCCTCAAACTGAGTTCCAAACAGAGCCACACCTAGCTGAGACTGCTTCACAGGATCTTTAACAGCCTGAATCTTCTTGATTACCTGATCCAAAGCCTTAGTAGCTCCTGGACCACCTTTAGCCAAAGCCTGAGGAATAGCCTCTGTGGAAAGTCCTAGCTCCTTGAACGCAGCAGTAGTTCCCTTAGATCCATCGATTGCACGGATAGAGAATTCCTTGAATGCATCGTTCAATACGTCGGTGTTTCTTACACCAGCTTTCTGAGCCTGAGCCATAAGACCTAGAGCTGTAGGACCACTAACGCCAAGCTTATTCCACTGAGTAGAGTATTCAGTCAAGGAATCAATAAGGTCATTGTTGACATCAAGACCCATCTGAGCGCCAGTAGCGATAAGGTCGAAAGCTTCCTTGGAATTCTTCGCAAGTCCGTTAGCTACGATGTTATTAGCAGCAGCAACAGATTCTTTAACGTCATATCCGAAGACCTTAGAGACAGTCAGACCACTCTTGGTAAGCTCCTCAAGGTTCTTTCCTGAGGCTCCAGTCAATTTCTGAATTAATCCAGCGGCTGAGCCTACTTCTTCTAGGCTTCCTCCGAAATTCTCAGCATAAAGCTTTCCAGCCAGAGCACCATTAGCAGCAGATTCCTTATCAGAGAATCCGAACTTGGCAGAAAGAGTAGCTTGAATGTTTTCCTTATCCACAGCCTTCA